GGGTTGTTAGTCATCATTATTCCTACGGAAAATCACTGTGCTCATAAGGAAGCTGAACAGTGATGAAAATTTGGTTAATCTCTCAGCCACATCCTGGTGTGTGGTTGGTTTGTAATATGACATATTTTATTACGTGCATAAAGTTAACATGTAAAAACTTTATGAAGGGGTTCTTAATGAGAACACCATAGATTACTCAAAATATATATTAATTAAGGCGCTTAAGCGTGCGTCGAACGCTACCTACTTAGTAGGTGTCTATTAAAACTTGGTCTGAAGATCAGTGTAGTACATATAGTACTTTGTGTAATAGCATTGATCTGTCGTTATATCATAAAGCGTAGTGAGTTTTTCTTGTTGGTTGTCATAAGTTTCATAGTTATCACATAGTATATTGGGACATTGTTGTGGGAATTGGTCAGAAGTTAAGGGTTCTTCTCCTTTGTCAAAGTTGTACCCATGTCTTTTTGGACTGTGGTTGTGTGCGTGGGTGTAGTATATACCGCAAGTGTTACACTGGTGTACATGTAATCCTTCAGTTTCACCGTCATCCAACTCATGTATAAGTGGGTTGTATTTCCACAAGTTATCAACACCTATTCTCTCTGTTGCTCTTATAAACTCCAATTCACCGTCTAGTAATTCGCGGTCATTTAGTGCGCAAATTGGTTGGTAGTGTGATTGGGTCTGATAAACTACGTAATTCTGGGTGGCATTAGGTCTGGAGTATAGTAGAGAAACTCCTGTGGTAATACCTTTATGGGTTGTTTCTGTGTATACCTCTATGTTCATATCGTAGCTCTGTGCTATGTAAGCAAATATATACTCCGCGCTTAAGAAAGTGGCTGGGTTAGCTAGCTGTTTTGTAAAAGGCCAGTTTTTAGTTCTTGGGTTGGTTAGCAAGTCTCTGACTAATTCTTCTCTTACAATTAGGCCTTGGTCAGTAGTAAAGCCTTCATAATGCATGATAGTGTCAATTGAACAGTTTCCTACTGTATACTTATAGTATCTAACTGGAGTATAATCTTTGATCCCATTAGTTTGGGTACAAGTTACATCAGGAGTGAACATAGTATAGAAGTTCTCGGTTTGATCTTGCAACAACTTCTCTTCTTCTGTTTCCGGTTGTTGAGGTGGTTTTTGCTTATTCTCAGAGTTGTGTTGACCATTAGATGGTTCTTCATCAGGTGGTTTGTTTGCCTCTGGGTGAGGTTCTGGTTCAGGATTCGGTTGCTCTTCTGGTTTAGATTGTTCCTCAGCCGCTTGTGCACCTACTGGTTCCTCTTCTTTAGGTTTCTCTTCAGATTTACCTTCTTGTTCGTGGACATCGACAAACACTGGTCTCATTGTGAATACCTTTATCGCATTTGAGTTATGTGAGTCTATCTGCTCTATTCTGAACTTGGTTGTTAAGTTATTACCACTCACATCTTCTGTAATCCTGTCACCCATTATTTCTTCGACTTTTTCTCTTTTTAATGAGTTGATTAATTCCACGTTCGCTAATTCTCCTCTGCCATCAACCACGGGTAGTACGTTAATAAAGTCCTCTTCGTAGTACAACCTTTTCAACTGAGTGCGGTACCAGTTTTCGAAGTCATCACACGGTTTCTTTTTACTGAAACTTAGAGTGTATAGCATATAAAGGTAAGCAAATAGGTAATTGTGGTAGTAAGCTTGAGGGGTGTAGGTCAATTTCTTGAAGTGTTTTTCCTCTGGTACGTACAGCTGGTTCAGGTATATAGCATACCATTCATCTCTAGTTTTGGTTATCTCAACCTGATTATTGAACATCTCTCTGTAAACGACTCCTGCTTTCTGTATTATATCATACATACCTTGATCAATTCCTACAAGGCTATTATTTTTAGCTATATCCTGTTCTAATATGTTAATTCCTACTTCATTGGTAGCATATATTTTCTCTATCATAGCCATGCATGATTTAGGACATTCTTTGCATCTGTCAGTTTTTCTTGTCTCCATACCGTAAGCTGTATCATTACCAAAGAAATCTATAAGGTCGTGGTTTTTCTTGTGGTTGGCATAGGCTTCGTCTAAAGATACATTTCTACCTGGGAGGGTCTCACGTTCTGGGCCTTTGTTATATTCAGGATAAGGGCGATATGATAACATCAGTTTTACGTAAGCTCTGTATATTGGTAGGTCTCCACACCAAGATGAGTCTGCAACACCTAGCTGATTAATATAATTTGATAGTTGTTTTTTATTCATGTTAACCGCTTTTATAGAGTAAGGTAAGTTCCGCATATATTTATCAAGCATACGTACCATCTTGTATCCGCATTTGCACTTGTATACTTCAGTTGAACATGAGTTGGCTGAGGATATTGGACCCACATTTACCATTTTGGCTAACATTCCGATACCATGTGGACGATCTGTTGTTGCTTCAGTGGTGTAAACTTCTGCAAATCCTTTCAATAATTTGTCTACATTTGAATGTGCAATAAATATGGTTTGATCATCACCTGAAGTGGTCTCTAGGAAGTTTATCTTTTGACTATGGGCTATATATGCATTCATAGAGATAACGCCAATTGTGTTTATTAATGTAGTATACGACATACCTGATATTAGTTTATCTGTTACTGAAATTTTCAGCACGTCTTCGTGGGTAAATGAACCATTAATTGTTTTATCATTTAACCTGTACACGGCAGTTCTCTTGTCCATCAATGTGAATTTTAAAAACGCTTCTTGATTGACATGGTGTATTTTGTTGGTTTCCACTAACCGTTCAATTATTTTCTTGAATGGTATTCTGAACAAAGGGTTGTGATTGCAATCAATCTTAGATAAGTCAAGTGACACAGCTCTGTTAAAACCTTCTCTTTCTGCTCTATTCATAATGGTTTCTTTATCTTTAAATGTATGACCTGGTCCCCATTGAGGTAGGTATTCTTTAAATAACTGGTTCAAACGATCGAGTACTGGTCCAATTAAATATTTGAAGAAGCCTCCTGGATCCCCTATATTTCTAGTCTTGTCGCCTAAGCACTGTTTCTCAATCTTCAAGGTATTGGATATGGGTGGTTCCTTGTCATCGGGACTTATTACATTAGTACCTATTACGTAATCTCTAACTTCTTTCTGTTGTCTACTAATTAGTCCGTTGTACCACTGAATTCGGCAGTAGACTAATCTATCAACTATCTGATATAACCTAGGCATATAGATATCCATGAATCGTATATATTTCTCAGCGAAAGTGTTGCTGGTAATAGGGGTGTACATCATAAACCTCATAGCACATATTATTAAACAAGCTTTGCAATTATGATAAACTATTACGTTGTTTTGTTTAGCAGTTGTTAGTATTTGGCGCACTGCTTTCTTATTGTGATTAGCTCCACATAAGGATTGTGCATAGTTAACAAAATTGACACTCCTGTTAGAGAGTGATGCCATCTCATATTTAGAATCGTAAGTATCGCATTTACGCTTTAAATTTGGGTCTAGTACTAATTTCTTTATTAGTTCTTGACTTACGCAACTACCAGTCTTTAAGATAGGTTTATCGTCGTAAAGTTCACCAATCCTATCTGCTACATTTATAGTAGTGTTCACTAGAGTGCTTACCAACGTGTTAGTACCAGTAACTATAGTATTATTAATCACCTCTTGAGCACTATAAAGATCCGTATTACTTTCAGTAGGTCGGGTTTGGAAGAAGTAATTGTCAGTTGAAGTATTTAACAGTTTTTCAATGTCTTTCTCCTTCACTGTAGTTCCGATCAAGTTGGATATTAAAGATTTTATGGTATACTGATCATTCTTAAAGACACCAGCTTTGACTTTACGTAGCATATCGGTTAATACGGAACCTTGCAGTTGTTGCACTTGTAATATGAGTTTGACACAGCTTAAATATACATCTCCCATAATTATAACGAAAGTCTCCAAACAACTAGTTTCTCGCGATCGGTTTGATAATCTTATGTAAGTTGACATCAAGAAATCTATAGTGAGTTTTTCTGGTGGTTCAACTAGCACTGATATCTGTAACTCCTTCAAAACTTTGATATCAATTACTGTCGATTGTTCGATGGTCTCTGCGTAATAACTGTAGTAAGAATTCATATCCCAGTTTTCTGTTTGGGTAAATTTCTTCGAATATATCATACCCTTGATCTTCTTCACCACTATATATAATGGTACTTCAGGTTTATTTGGGTCAACTGCTGCTATCTTATATAGTTGGTTCTCGTCAATCTCGTCCATTGTTTCTAGCAAACGATATCTTCCGTTAATTACTTGTAAGTCCTGAACTAACTGTTTCTTCTCCTTCTTGTATGTATAAGCGTAGCTCTCAGCTGGGACTGCATAAAGTGGTAGTTCTGCAAATACACTCTGATCATGAGTTATGAGTATCAAAGCGTGTTGTGTACTAGTCGCGTCGAAGGATAGTATTTTATTAAAAGTCCATCCATTTTGATAGTAACTACGAGTGTTGTATAGGTGTGGTAGGACAGTTGGGTGGTCGTATACACTGTCACCTTTTACATCGAATTTAACGTATTCTCTACCATTTTTCTTGTACTTTGACCATATTACGTTGTCTTTCCCGCAGTAATCGATAGTACCATTTGCTAAATAAGGGTCAAATAAATGAGCTATTACTAGTATACCTCTATACTTATTATTCAATGAAAATACTGAGTTGGTTATTAAGTTCTCAACGTCATAATATATGCAATGGGTTAATAATAGGTAATCTGGACCGAAAGATTTGATGTGTTCACATAAAATCGGTAATTGGCAATTACAGAAGTTATACTCTGAATCATCTAATATTCTAGCTTGCTCAGCGTCAATCATGCGTGTGATATCTTTCGGGGTTATCTGGGTTTTATGGTTGAATATATTGCCAGTCTTTAATGAAAGACCATTTACAATAGTCCTTATTGATGCAAAAATATCTGCTATCTTGTATTTGAATCTGTTTGTCCTTGAGTTGAACATACCGAATTTAATGATAGCGTAGTTTTCTAGATAAGCTCTTTCTTGTGCAAACTCGTAGTGGAAGTTGGTATTTGGGCCTTTTAATTGCGCTTTGTAGCCCAGTTTCGTATAAAACGCGACACCTTCTTGGTGCGAACACAAGAATATATGATTGTTGTGTTTTGATACAAAGGTCAGGTTAATCTCTTCTTGAGAGTATTGATGGAGATGTTTAGTGGTAGCGCGTGTTACATTTCCATTCTCCAGTATTTTAATAACCGGTTTATCTTGCTCTTCGTAAAAATTTTC